ATTTATGCAGAAGATTACCAGCAGAATCTTTAATGTCTAAGGTAATGCTAAACATATCTTTACAATCTGATTGATATGATGTTGAACTGCATAGAGGGACTTGAAGATTTGAACTATCTGCATGCACATGAGCACCATATGTAATATCAAACCCCTGATTGATTTCACTCTGTGTCATTTGATTGAATAAATCAACAGTCTGTTTTGCAGTACCGCCGCCTGTAGATTGATTGCCCGTCTCTAAACAATTACCGCCACCAGGTCCACACGTATCACCTATAAATGTGCTTCCACTCGTGCTCCAGTTTGGTGCAGTGGTTGTATTCGTGCTTCCTTCAAACCCAGGATTAGATAGATAATTTTTTGAAGTTACGGTAGATGTTGATTCAGATGTGACCTCTTCTATAGTCGTTGTGGTATGAACTTCTAGTCCACCACCCAGACTCTCGACCGTCGTTTCTTCTGATACAATCGTTCCGCCGTTTGGCCCAACCTCCTGTGCATTAGAATAAGAAGGGTATACCAAAACAAGTAGGAACACCAAAGAAGCAACCAGCACCGAGCAAACCAACGCCCAAGATGGTAAGTGGTGTTCTGTAGTCTTCGTATTCGTGCTCATCAGAGTCAACGTAATCATCTACTGGTTGCTCTCTTGTGGAAAAGGGTCATCGTTATTTGGCACCTCCGAGCCTTTCCTGCTTGAGACCATTAGCTTTGCCCCAGACGGAATATCTTGTGGGTTCTTTTTCCATTCTGCAAGTGCCTTGTCTCCAATTGCCCCTTTATATGGACATGGTGTACCAGCCATAATCATAGCGTCAAACACTCTTGCATCTTGACACATAGTTGATACTGCAGCGACCTTCATTCCCATACCATATAAAGAGCGAGCGAGTTTTAACCTTTCACAGTTCTCATCCGTAACAGTGATACCAGAAGCAATTCCAAGGATTTGAGTTTGAACTCCCGCGCTATAGGCTGTTTTACATACATCTGAATTGTTTATTACAATAGATGGTGCTGATGCGGTCGGTGGAGTTTTATCTACAGTAACAGTGCCGCTAGATACGGTAGATACTGTGTTAGTTTGTGCTAAAGCAGAAGTGCTAATAATTAAAGTAAGAAAAAGAATCGTAAACAGTCGAAGCATCTACTTCTCCTTGCTATTTTGATTCCCCTCCTGTGTAGATTCAGTTGCCTTTTTATAAAAAATTATAATCTCTTTTTGTTGTAATATAAATCTTTTAATTTCTTGCATATTTAATGCAAGCATTTCGTAAGTTTTTGGCGTTATAGCATAAAAAACAAATTCCTCATTATTTTGTTCTTTCTGTATTTGTGTCAAAAACTTTTGTAAATTATCCTTATTTACAACGTCAAAATGAAGTTTATCTAATAATAGAGGTTTAGGATCGGAGGGGGCGATAATCTTATTCTCTACGGGTTTAGAAAAAACATCTAATTTTTTTACAGTATCACAAGCAGTCAGTAATAATACTACACTACTTACTAGGAGTAGGTTTTTTAGCACCAGAAATCTCCTCAAGTTCATTAATCAAATTAGTAGTTCCTTGATTTATTTTTTTCTCCATCAAGGCGGGTTTTGCTCTACTTAATTCTTCTAAGTCATGTCTACGAAGTTTTGAAGAAAGTTTTTTATATCCATCCTCTGCTTCACTTAATTTATTTTGTAGATTACCTACTAATTGTGCTTGTTTTTGGAAGTTTTCTTCCATAGATTTAATTGCTTCTTTTTGTGAAGAAACAGCTGTCTCAAGCTTTGCGTTGTTTTCATACAAAGCAGCAATCTTAGCCTGAGAATCTTTGTAATATAAAATAAAGCCCCCTGCCATTACTGCCATAACAACAAAAGACATAATTGCTAATTTAAATCCCATAGAGTAATTCTATAGGATTTAAACTTCGCCGTCAAATTTTTTATTAAAATCTTCCAAGAAACCTTGCAATAGGGTGTACAAAAGGAAGTAAGGATACCGCCATAAGTAAGTTCATACCGGTATGTGCTATTGCTATTCTTAGCGTATCGCCCTTAGGCATTCCGTCTGATACAAACAGACCGGCTAACCATATCGTTCCTGTTGTGCCAATATTTGCACCTAATACAGCTGCAATAGCAGCAGGTAATGGTACTGCTCCTGAAGCTACAAGCGCAATAATAGCTGTTGTACTTAAAGAAGATGATTGCCATAGCAAAGTCATTATGATACCGCCGAGGAACATCCAATAGGGGTTATGAATAAAATAATTTAGATGTTCTAAATTACCCATTGATTTCATACCACCCGAAAACATTTTTAGTCCAATGTAAAAAACTACCAAACCCACAAGAGCTGTGATTACTGGGTTACCTAATTCCATTTTTTTAACCTTTTTAATTAATTTTTTTGTGTGTTCCATTATGAGATATTTCTCATCCTCTCCACAAGTCTTTCAGCTCTTGCACCAACTTGGCGATACCATTGACTATCCACCATTTCATCGGCAGCTTCATTCCAGTTTCTGGAATCCACTCCCCGTTTCATTCCTACAAACTTGGAGAGCCTTGGTCGACCAAGATTGAACATCATATTAGCAATTATTTGCTGAGCTTCTTCTGGCAGAGTGTCAAAGTCTGAGTAAAGGATGTTGCAGTCTCGCAAGACTGTTTCGATATCCGATTCGAAGGCTTCAGCGCATCTGTCAGCATCAACGGGGGTCCCCACTGCAAGTCCGTGTTCTGGGTCTGATTCCGTAACCAGATGACCGATACCAAAAGTAGGATAACCAAGGTGGTCAAGATAAATCTCATAAACCACTCCTTCATCAATTTCTAATTGTTTTCTTAAATTATCAATATTCATATTAATTATATACCTTTTTTTTCCAAAGTTTTCTTCTATAATAATCTTCTCTATCTTCAAACATTTCTTCTCTTTGCTTTTTAGTATCTGATAAAACCCGTGAGTCGTATAAAGTAGTTTTCTCTTTCCAATTATCTCTTTTAATAGGTATAACTTGAACTATTGGAGTACCTTTTTCTAAAAGTATTTCAGAGTTTGGAAGTAAAGAAGGGATAACAAAAGGAAAATTTACTACATTTTTATACCTATCCGTATCAACTAAACCAACTAAAGGCATAATCATTGTATCAAATCTATTAGCACAAGGCAAAAATAGAGTAGAATAATTAGGAGGTGTTTCAATTCTCCAAGGATTCATAAATTTTATGATTGGTAAATCTTCAAAAGGAACTCCTGGAACTTGGGTTTTTGGGTGGATTTCAATAGGCTTTATTTTATCTAAAAGACTTTTATGAGAATCATTTAGATATCTTAAAGTTATCTTATTATCAGAATCTCTTTTAATAATTAAATCTATATGTAATAAAAAAGTGTATCCTGCTGTCATTGCATCAACAAAAGGAATGCACTTTTTTATTGTCTGTACATTATCCTCTCCATAACCAGGAAGATTCTTAAACCAGGAAGGCATAAGTTTAGAGCTTGGAATAGGAGGTAAAATATAATCATTAGGTAATTCTTTTACCAAATGAAATTTTATTGATTTGTCCATTCCTTTTCACACTCGCATTTTTTACACAAACAGGGTTGAGTTTTATCTGTCATACCAACTCCAACTTCTTTAGTACAAAAAGAGCCATAACAGTGACATTTATGCCCACAAGTCGCACAATATCTTTCTTCACCTCTCATAACAATATTCCTTCTACAATTATTTAGTACATAATTCGCATAAACAATGCTTACACACTACAATTTCTCCTAGTCGTTTATCCCAGGCATTATTTACTTCTTTTTTTAAAGAATTACCGCAATGAGACTCGTGTCCGCAGTTTTGGCATCTAGTCATCTACGCTTAATACCTCTAACATAAGATTGAGATTTGGGAGGAGATTTTTTTGAACCTTTTGGTCCTGCCCAATAAACTTTATCAGCCCAGTAAGCAGCGCTCATTTTTCCTTTTGCAATGTTTTTTGCATGACGAGCTTTAAAAGACTTGCGTGCTTCGGGAGAATAATTATGACCCATAGAAGAATCACCAAAATGAATTAACTTTATATTATCACCTTCTTTTGCTAAAACCATGCCTTTTTTCTTGGGACGATTGCTTCTGCGAGGTTTATTAAAGCCATCAAAGGTAGTACCTCTATACCTGATTTTTCCACTAGGAGTTCTTTCTACTCCGGGATATTTAGTTTTTGCCATCACTCGGCTCCTTATAACGAGATTTTATTTCTTGTACAATTTTCCACTGTTTTTGTGTTAACTGTGGATAAGATTGCTGTGCTTTTATACATCCAAGTATAAACTCTCGTTCTTTATCCGTCAATTCTTTTTCCTGAAAAAATCGTTGTAATTCTAATTTAATTCTTCTTGTCATCGTTCGTAGGCATTTGGTAAATAAAAGGATCAAGTTTTTTAAGTTTTCTCATTTTAAACCAAAATTTAATATTAAAAATAAACTCTTTAAACATATATATTTTCCTCTGGGGTTACACATAAAGTAACTCTATGTAAATTAGATAAATTTAATACTCTATGTTCTTGACTTGTATTAAGAGCATAACTATAACCATTTTTATAAATATACTTACGCCGATCTTTAAACTCTATAAAACTTTCTTGTGTTCTTATAGACGTTATAAACGATTTATTAAATGTATCATGATTATCATCTACATGCCAAGGAATAGAACACTTTGCTTCTAAGATAGAAATATAACAGTGCTGAATATTTTTAATTCCAGTGTGTTTATGGATAGTATCAAACCAAGATGCAACCTCTGGAAACTGAGTCATTATTGGAGAAGCTTTTCCTTCGACATAAATATCAAAACTTTTCCATTTAGGAGATAATTGATATCGAGTATTAAAAAAATTTTCAGAATTAGAATAAATAAAATCTATTTTTTCTGGATTTACTGATAATACTGGAAGCGGTAGTTGTTTACACTGCTGCATATTGTTGTAACCGTAGTTTTAAATCTGATAAAAAAGGTACAGCAGTAGTTTCAAAACATTGAGGTTCTTTACCATCAACAGTAATTAATACAACTATATTTTTAATACCTGTTCCATAAAGTTCATTATGAGCTACAGCATAAGCGCAACACTGAATAAAGTAATCTTTAATTTGTTTTACATATTTTATTTTTTTAGAGGTTTTAAAATCAATAATAGAGGGAGTGCCATTCCATAAACCTACCATATCACAACGCCCAGCATATTGATATTTATTGCTCCATAAAACTTGTTCTTGCCCCCAGATCTCAGTAACTCCCGACTCAGTAATCTTAATTAGATCTCTTGACATCTGAATTACATCAGAAGATTCCTTTTTTAAATCAGATAAAATATCTTCTCCATTAAAATATCGTTCTGCGTATTCGTGTACTAAAGTTCCCCTATCTGTAGCTTCTTTAGAAATACGAGCAGCTTCTTCTTCTCCTACTCTATCTTTCCAAGCTTGTAACCAAGCATTATTAGCTGTTTTTCCTAAAACAGTAGTAATACTTGGATAGTCTCCATCAGGAGTAAAATAGGTTCTACCAGTAGGTAGAGTATCTACACGCATATCATAAGTATATTCATATTTTTTATTATGCAGATTTAATATGTTAAAGTTTGATTTCATTTTTAAAGTGCTCTACCGTATTAACAATAGGTTTTCCTTTTGCATTTAAACTAGTATTAATTAATATAGGATGCCCAAGCTTAGTAGTAAAATCTAAAATTTTAGCAAGAAAAGCATTTTTAGTTTTATTAACTAACTGAAGTCTTGCAGTTTCATCGTGTGTTTTAAAAGGGCTATTTGGTTCGTTATAGGCGACATATAACATTTCGTAAGAAGGATAGTAAATATCAAAGTACTCTTCTGCTACTTCTTCTAAACACACAGGAGCATACGGTCTCCAAGAGTCATTTACTCTTCCTTTTAAATTATCTAATTTACTAACACAAAGAGGAGTAGGTAATGCTAGTAAACTTCTATTTCCTAAAGCACGAGGACCAAACTCAGCTGGACCATTAATAACAGGCACTATTTCTCCTCTAAGTAGTCTTTGTGCTATATCTTCTGGGTTTTGATTTAAAGAATCTTCATATCCTAAATATGCATTTTCCCAAATAGGTCTATCTAAAAGCCCCGCGGCTCCTAAAGCGCATCCCGCATCTCCAGCAGCTGGTTGAATTGCAATATGATCAAAATTAGAATACCTAATTAAATTAGTATTTGCTACACAATTTAAAGCTACTCCGCCGGCATAAGCAAGCTTGTTACAGGCTGTCTCTTTAAATAACCAATTAGCTAAATTAATTAAACAATCTTGTAATAGTTCTTGAGCGCTTGCAGCTATATCCCAATCAAGTACACCTTTACCAACACCCCTACGTAGATCTTGTTTTAAGGTATAATTTCCAAATTCTGTTTCTAAAAACTTTTCTTTCATATAATTTTTCCACTTTGGCTCTCCATAAGCTGCTGCGGACATTATTTTACATTCATCAGATAGAGGGACAAACCCTAATAAATTTGTTATAGTAGAATAAAACAAACCTAAACTTTCTGGATATTCAAATCTTTTTATCCAAGTAATTTCATTATTTTCGTACATACCTAAACTAGTAGAGTAGTTACCTCCAACAGAATCTACTACCAATACTGCACATCTATCCCAATCAGTTGTTAAAATAGAACTCATAGCATGACATTTATGATGATCCATAAATTCAATAGGATATTTTCCTGGTATTGCTTTTTTTATTTCTCTTTTAATATTTTGTCTTTCTAATAACCCAGGTCTTTCATAGTATGCAACTCCATCAACTTTTTCAATATGATGCCGCATCCAACGAATAGAATTAGAAGGAAAAGAATTATCAAATTTTTTACGAGTAAAACGTTCTTCATGGGAAGCACGCCTTACAAAGCCATTTTGCAATAACGCAGCGGCAGAATCATGATGATATGCGCTAATTCCGAATATTGTCATTAAAATACCTTTTATAAATACTTGTTAGTTGTTTTTTATTTACTGTAGTATAATTAGGTTTATCAATAAAGCTTACAAAAGCCCATCTATTTTTTTTAACTAGTGGCTGTATTCTATGAACCATAAAACAAGGAAATATAACTGTCTTACCTGGAATAGGATAAATTCTAGCTATAATCTCTGTAGGTTCTGGAGCACTAAACTCTGTTTGTTCTACTCTTACTCCTTTTGGATTCCAGTTGCCTATCTCAAAAGGTTGCCCATCAGTTAAATAAATTAAATGACTCCAAAATCTAGAAGGTCTAGGACAAGAAAGAATACCATTAGTATAGTCCATGTTATCAAAATGCCATTCATAGCATTCTCCTGGTTTTAATAAAATAGCTGTTTGTCCTGCAAAATTACATACCCATTGATGTCCGTACCAGTAATAATTTTTTTCACAGTGCTCAACTATTTTATAGGCTTTTTTAGCTATCTCCCCACTAAAACCTATGTGTATAGAATCTACCCATCTATCGTCAATGAAATCTTCCAACGATTTTCAATCTCCTCTCGAAGTTTCATAGCAAAAATCAAATGTCCTTTTTGATTAGTGTGTCCCCTTCCATCAGGATGATCTTTTGCTAAGTCTCGCATATATTCCCACCAGATACAAGGATTATTTTCTAATATATCATGTTCTAATATGTTGGGTCGATAAATAGGAATTAACATTAAATTTTCTGGAGTAGCTTTTGCTGCAACTGCTTGTACAAATAAAGCGTTGATTCTCCAATACCACGGCATTTTAGTTAGTTTTTTAAACCATAAATCACGAGTTATTTTACTCCAAATATTTTCTTGTCCCCAATCGTATGGGATAAGATAGTGACCATCTCCGTAAGGATCTACTCGATGATGATGTCCTACTAACCAAATAACTTTAAAATGATTGACAAGATTATTTTTTATGATATACTCAGATTGGGCATCTAAAGTAATTCCTGGCTCTTCCCAGCGATTTTTTAAGTTAAGTAAATCAAAACACGGTTTAGGTGCTTCAAGACTTGGTATAGACCAAGAATTACCTATAACAAAAATATTAGAAATGCTCATAATTGCTTGCGGAGATTCATATACTGCTGGAGAAGGTCTTGCATCACAAGATCAAATTTATGCACATCTTATTGCTAGAGCTTTTAAATCTGAAATTAAAAACCTAGCTCAAAGCGGTGCTTCTGAATATCTTATTTTAAATCAAGTTGAAGAGGCTGTCAAGTTAAAACCTGATTTAATTCTTATTGGACATACTAGTGAATATCGTTGGCAAGTATGGGATGTTAGACGAAATCATTATCAAGGTTTTTTAGTAGCTAATCATATACTAGAAAATGAAAAATACTATCGTAATTGGATTTTATCTGAACAACTTTTAGGAAATCGTAGACAAGAAGATAAACGACACCAAGCTGCTTGGCACGCAGCAGGAATGTTATATTTTGAAAACGAAAGCGTAGTGCAAAATTTATGGGCGAGCGCTGTAGCTAAACAAATACTACTTTGTGAACGAGCTGGTATAAAACATGTTCATATGTGTTGTTTTCCTCATCTATACCCAAAACTATGTGAACTAACAGATAATCATATAGATTTACATTTAGATTTGATGAAACATAAAGACCCCGCTGAGGATAGATCTCATGCAGGGCCTTTATCTCATTTACAAGTTGCGGAGGCTATCCACAAACGTCTACTAAAGATTTAAAATCTTCCCATTTTTCTTCTTCTTCCATCATATTATTTTTATATAAAGTATTAGCTACACGGCGAGCTACTGTAGATGGAATTTCATATTGGTCTTTTATATCTTTTAAAATTGAAGAAATAGATTCTTGTCCAGATTTAACTTGAACCATTAAATCTACAATTCTTTGGATTTCAGCTCTCAATTCCTTCTGTTCTTCGTCTGTCAGTTTCATTACTAATCACCTTAAAATTTTCTCTAAGTGAGGTTGGGGTTTTACGAATTATTCGTTCTTTTTCTAGTTGTTCCATTATTTCTTTAAATAACTCTAAAGAACGATACTCAATTGTTTCATCAAAGTCTTCTTTTGATAATTCTGAAATTAACATCTTTTGATGTAATAAGTTAAAGGCTGAAATTAAATTAGCAGCACCAATTTCTCGTGACCCAGCGCAGTCGCCCTCCGGGCGAGGGTCAAAGAGTTCCCAGGTACAAGCTTCCCAAACTTCTCCTGTATCCTCATCCCATACATCAATTGGCATAGAGGTAACTACTTTTCTTATCAACTTATAAGCGCTTTGATATGAAACAGCCATGTTTATTCCTTTCTCAAATCAACTACCCAATCATCTAGATAATCGTTAGAATAAAACCACCCTAAAGCTACAGACACACTTCTGACAATTTCGCAAAAATTGTCGTTGGTTAGCGCGTGTTCAAACTCTCGTTTGAAGCGAAGCCAAGGGTTAGACAAATTCTTAACAGGTCTAATAGATTCAAAATCACTTTGATTCCAATGAATACAACGCTTGGAATAAGCTGGTTGAGCATTTAAATAATATTCATTTTCTTTTAGAGACTCACGCAACTCAGTATATAGTTCTTTAAACAGAAGAGCCTTATCTTCATTAGAATAATCAGAAATAAGTATTCTTCTTGCGTTGCGTACTAAATTGCGAAAAGGATTTTTTCTATTCATTTTTAGAAACATTTTCTTGAACTTTCATAATAGCAGAAAAATTGTAACTTAGCAAGTATAATTTTATAAAGATACGACATCATCGTCGTCAGAAACCATTTTAGTTAGCATTTTAGGACGCATACCTTGCCAAAACTCTTTTTCTTTATAAAAACGCATACGAGTAAGCATACGCCACCAAGCATTAATTTCTTCAACAGCGGCATCATGATACTCTATTAACCGATACTGATCAATACCTATAATTTGATAAGAAGCTTCGCGCATCCACTCGTGAGCTATCCAAGGATTCCATCTTGCGACATTTTTTGACTCATCAACTAACTTTTTAACTGACCAATCACTATAGTTGTTAAGACTACTGTAAGTGTGTTTCTTTGTCATAACTATTTAGCTCCTGTTGTACTTCTTCGTAAACTTCCATAATAAAACGTGCAGCAATAAACTCACCTGAGTCTTCTTGCATATTTGTATATTCTTGAATTAGTTCTTTTGCTTCTTCCACTCCCTGGTTAGCTAAAGATTGAAAATATGTAATAACATAGGGTAGTCGTGGTCGTGACATAAAATGGATATCCTCTTTTTGTTATAGTTAGTTTTTTATTGACAACCCTTATATTTTTTGACATACTAATATCATGTATGCCACAGAAAAATATGTCAGACAAGAAGCAAAAGAGCTTCATGCTCAAGTTAGAGAGGTTGCCACCGATTTAGGTGGAGATTTACGATATCTTGCATCCGAATTACAAGAAATGCGTGCGAGAATCGAAATACTTGAGTCAAACATAAAAGAACTGAGAGAAATCATAGATGACCACTCATAAAATAGTTGGGTTCGCGTTTTCCGATTCAACAAACTTATCATACATCAAAAATCAGTTAGAAGCAATAAAAAAAGAACATCCTGACGTAGATACAGAGTGGGCTACTGAAAATGATTCTCGACTGTCTCGTCTACCTACTGATCATCGTAATCGTCTTCCTGTTTTAATTTATTATAAAAATAATATTTATGGCAATTACCTTCTCGGAAAACATTCTTATGAGCAGGTTCAACAATGGTATAACTCTCTAGGTATTTAGTTGAAATCTATAGCGTTTATTCCCCATCGACAACGTATAAAAAAACATAAGCTTGATTATCTTCGTGCTATCTCAGATGCTATGGACTATCCGTACCAAGCAGAAGATGGTCGTGATTTAGCGCCTATACAAAGAGAACTAGCAGATAAATGCGCTGAGCTATCTGATCTTCCTTTTTGGAATTTTACAAATTGCGGCACCGACTCTTTACAAATAGCTGTTCACGCTTTAACAAAAGAGGGCGATACTATTTTAGTTCCTGCATATGGCTGGAGAGGAGTAGCAAACGCTGTTAGGTTTATGAATAGACGTTTAAAGTTTATTGATATAGATGAAACTGGTAATATTTCTGTTGAAGCATTAGAAAACTGGGCGAAAATAAAAAATAACTATGCAAATGCGCTTATAATTATACATAATTTTGGCACAATGGCAAATGTACCAGAACTATGTAAAGTAGTTAAAAAATATCTTCCTGCAATAAAAATAATTGAAGATGCAGCTCCTGCATTTTATATGGGAGCACCTATATCTTATAAACCTGGACAATTATCTGATTTAGTATGTTACTCTTTCGATTTTACAAAAGGACCGGGCACGTTAGGTTCTGGTGGAGGAATTGCAACTCGTCATGCTGATATTCATGAGCGTATTTATGAAATTCAAGCGCACGGAACTTCAAAACAAAAACAAATAGTAGGTTATGGCACTAAGAGTTTTTTAGATAATACCTCTTGTGCCGTTCTTTTAAAAGAAATTCAGCTGTATGAGCAATTCGAGTATCGAGAGCGTCGAAATCAGATTGCTACTTGGTATAATGACAATCTTCCCTTCAAATCTATACCCGGAGAAAATTATATTTGGGAAAGATTCTCAATGTTTGTTCCTTCAGAGCAAGTTGCTTCTGTATTAGAAAGGCTTCACTCAGTCAATTGTTTAGCAAGAACTATGTTCAAAGAACCAATGTCTTCTTTTCCTTTTTTTGAAGCTCAAGAAGAACTTCAAGGAGTAAAATATTTTACTGAGAATTTAATTCATTTACCCTCTCATCATTACCTAGAACAAGAAGACTTAAATGTGATTAAAAAATGTCTAGAATAGGTTGGTATTTAAATAATAAATATTATAGTAATAAATGGTCTTGTATAACTGAAAATAATTATTCAACTAAGAATGTAACATTTTATTTTTTTGAAGATGCTTTTGACAAACTAAACTGGGAAGTTGAGCCGTCTTTATCATATGATTATCTTTTAGAACAAAGAGCTAAACAATTAAGAGACTCTTATGACTATTTAAGACTTTGGTATACTAGTGGATCAGATTCTGAAACTATATTACAAACTTTTTTAAAACATAATATTTATATTGATGAAATTGCAGTTGCTAAAAACCCATTTACAGAATCAGATAGAGAACTTAATAAAAGAGCTATTCCAAGGCTAAAACTATTACAAGATAAATTTCCTAATACCTTTATAAATATATTTCAAACATCTGCACAACAATACTTAAATATATTAGAAAGTCAAGATTATGATAAAATTGCTTCAGATATTACATTAAGAAGTATGAGTTATTTATCTTCTTGTTACTATACACACTCAAAATTATTAGAAGCACCTCATAATAAATTTAGTAAAGTTGCTAATGTTATAGGACATATAAAACCTAAAATAGAAAAACGAGATAATAAATTTTTTACTTATGAATGGGATTCTGTGGTTAGCACATTTTCGTTAACTCCAAATTTAGAGATGTTTTATACTAGTCCAAATTTTCCCGAACTTCATTTAAAACAGTGTCATATAGTAAAAAATTACATTAAATATAAATATCCGCAAATAGGCAATCAAATTTTTGCTGAAAATAATCAATATAGAAATGATATTGAGTATGCTATAAGAGTTCCTATTGATAATACATATACATTTGCTAAAGAAGGTACTTTAAGAAATTTAACTCCTAAAGCAAAGCTTGCACTTCAAGAAGCATATAAAGTAGCACCTGATGTATATCACGCATTTAAAAACATATCTAAAGATTATACATTTATGTTTAAAAAATGGAATAAATTAGGAATTAAATCAACAGAATATTGCTTAGGAAAATAAATGAAAATATTAATTACAGGTGGATTAGGTTTTATAGGCGCTCATTTAGCAAACGCACTAAGTAATCATGATATTACTATACTAGATAAATATGATCTTAATTATATAGGATTTGCAAAAATATATAGAGGACAGGTAGAAGGTATTGTTCCTATATCAGAAATAGAAGAAAAACACCGAAAATTAAATGTACAATATAGAATATCATTAATTAAAAATATTAATATTATTAGAAAATGGTCTTTTGAGTATTTACCTACAGATTCTTTTGATTTAATAATAAATTGTGGTGGTTTATCTGAAGCTGTTTTATCTAAGTTTTTTGGAGAGTTTTGTTATAATTCTATTGTAGAAGGTTATAAAAATATTAAAGCTACATATTCTTGTCCTACTATTCATATAAGTTCTTCAATGGTTTATGGTTCTTGGAAAGGAAAAATTACAGAACTAAATACATTAAACCCAGTTGATTACTATGGAATATGTAAAGCAAAAGCAGAAGGATTTATAGATGAAAATGATATTGTATTACGTCCTATTCACGTATATGGTATTGGAGACGCTAAATTTCCAATCTGGATGAATATTGAAAGACAAATAAATAAAAATCAACCTGTAAATGTAGAGGCAGCAGATTGTATTTATATTGATGACTTTGTCCAAATCGTCAAAAATATTCTTGACTCTTGGAAACCAGGTATATATAATATAAGTTCTAATTACATTAGAAACGGAAAAGATTTACAAAAAGTGTATCCAAAACATTTTAAAATAAAAGAAAAGTTAGGGCCTACTGGAAAACCGAGAGGTTCTTTAAATAGTTCAAAATTATTTGAAACTTTTAATGTAAAACTTCAGTATAATAACTACTTAGAAACAATACAGGATTATTATAATAAATATGAAAATTTATGTAAGAAATAATAATGTAACTAAAGCGTGGTCTATACTTAAAAAGAAGTTACACGAAGATGGAACTTTTAAAAAAGTAAGAGATCAAGCTTATTACATTAGTAAGGGAGAAAAACGTCGTTTAGCCAAAAAAGCTGGAGTGGCTCGTTGGAAAAAGAAAAAAATACAATTAGACGAACAGTTTGAACGAAACGAGCGTTATCAATTTAAAAACCGTAAAAAGCATATCAGTAAAAAATCTTAATGTAATCTTGCTTGTTGCTATTTTTTCTGCTACTATTTATTTAACGGAAAAATGGAGATTACAATGAAAGCTTATAAGGGAATTTTTAAAAAGAAAAACGGTGAGTCAAGAACAATGGTTTTTTCTAGAATTAGTGATTTACCTTCTTCTTTTGTTGCTTCTAAAATTTCAGGGGCGGGATCTGAACAACGATATCCTGAGGGTATGGAGCTTGTTTGGGATTTAGAAGCAGATAACTTTAGAATATTTAATTGGAAAGCTGTAGAAAGTATGCCTTCACAATTTGATATTGATGAAGATTTATTTAATATTTAGTGCTTCGTTTGAGGAGAAGTAGAATAAACATACTGGACCCGGGGGCGGTACCCGGCGACTCCACCATAAGCACACTGCCTGAAAAGGGAAAGGCAGAGTTGAAACACACTCGGTAAGTCGAAAGACTGAAGTTGGGATCAGGTCCAACCAGTGTGCTTATGATGGGGTCGAAATAGGATCGACAGGTGTAGTAAAAACTAAACCGAGAAGCAGGTGCGCAAGCGACCTTGACCGCAAGAAACACTATAATTGCCAACGATAACTTCGTAGCAAATGAGGATTATGCTCTAGCAGCTTAATTACTCGGGGTAAGGGTTCCACCTAGCAACAGAACGGGCCCACCAATTATAGAGGATTTAATGCAAAATTTATATATTCTAGGAGACGGGGGTTTTTCATCTGAAGTATACGATTGTCAAATACTTCAAGAAAGCTCTGTCTCACACTATAATTTTATTGATTTTTTAAGCTATACGCAAGATAAAAATAAACTTTTATATTCTTCTACTGGTTTTGATTTTGATTATCCAAGAAATGCTGCCTTCATTTTTGGTTTGACGAGTAGGAAATGGCGTGATATAATCAAAGAACATTTACAAGAAAGATATGTTTTTAATAATTATCATTTTCCAAACGCTATTTCTGCAAAAGCACACATATCAAAACTAAGCACAATAGGTATTGGTAATGTTATTCAGCCTTGGGTAATGATTGCTGGTAATGCAGAAATTGGAGATTTTAACGAGTTTAACTGGTCAGCTTCAATTTCTCACGATTGTAAAATGGGTAATGATAATATCTTATCTCCTTATGCGGGAATTATGGGTTTTGGTAAACTCAAAGATAGAAACTGGTTTGGTCCCTACGCTCTTATGGGTTCTTATACAGAAATGGGAAGTGAAAACCATTTAAGTGCTCACGAGTTTATTCTAGAAGGTAATCTAGGAAACCGCAAATTAGTTAAACAAGGACAAATTTTAGAAAAACCAAAAAGATGATAATTTTATTTAGATGTTGTGAGGCGGCTACTTCAGCAGGAAGTATGGGAAGTGAAACACAAATAGTTCCTCGTTGGGAAGGTAAATATAAGAACGAAATTTTTAATGCTTGTTGGCACTCAATGCAACAAGGTATTGAAGAAACAGATAAAATTTATTTTATTTCTGATAGAACTTCACCAGAATCTCTTGCTAAATTATCAGAAACAACTATAGCACAAACAGAAATTAGAGAGATTGTGCCTATGGTTGAAAAACAAAAAACACATCCATACCCAAAATATCATCCTGTAGTAGTTAATGATGCTTCAGAGTTTGCTACACAGCTAATTGATATTGCAGAAAAGAATCCTGATGAAATTATATATGCTTGCGAAGATGATTATTTACATCTTCCACATGCAATTCTTGCAATGAAATGGTTATTTAATGCAACAGATCATCAGGGGTTTTATGTACCATATGATTATCCTGATAGATATTCTTTAGATTCCAGTAGACAATGTGAAGTATTTATTGGTGCTTATGGGCATCTAAGAACTATTCAAAGCTCTACTTTAACAATGGCTGCCAAAGGTAAAACTTTCTTACAGTATAAGTATGAAATTTTACAAGGAGGTGTTTTCGCACAAGACTCATGGACTTGGAAAGCTTTTAACCAAGTTAAATGTCTAGCTCCTATTCCTGGACATACTACACATCTACAAGACAGATGTATAACACCCATTATTAACTGGAAACAGTATTTTGATTCCCTTCATCCAGAAAAAATCTTTTAATTACGCAATCCTTTCTCACTATATAGACTCTGCTGTAAAAACTAATCAGTGGAGTAACTATGGTTGGGCAGTACAAGAGCTAGAAAAAGAAGCACGTAACTTATTAAAGATATCAGAGGAAAAAGCAGTAATCGCTGTTAATTCTGGTACTTCTGCAATTGATTGTATTATACATGGAATGCGTCGATTTGAAGAGCGTAATTTAAGAATTACAACCCAAGATTTTACTTTTCCTTCTAATGGAATAGGAGCAGCAGAAGGACCTATAGTAGTAGATTTTGATAATGACTTAAATATAAATTATAGAGATGACTATTTAGTTCATTACGGTGATATTTTAATTGTCACTAATTGTTTTGGTCATTTACAACCAATAGAACAAATTGTAGATGCGTGTAATAAATTAAATAAGTTTGTTATTTTTGATAACGCAGCAACCCCATATTCCTTTATTAATGGTCAAAATAGTTGTAATTATGGAGTTGCTTCTTATATATCTTTACACCATACAAAACCTTTAGGGTTTGGTGAAGGGGGTTTAGTTATTATTGATAAAAAATATGAAGAAATGTGTAGACGAGCTACAAATTTTGGTAAGTTAACAGCTAAAGATTCTCACAGCGAATTTAGTGGTAATTTCAAAATGAGCGACCTTTCTGCAGCAGGTATTTTACAGTGGTGGAAAGAACTTAATTTTGATATTGACTCTTTAAAAGATGCTTATTTAGAAAATTACTATAAACTTCAATACAAATTTAGAAGAGAAATTAAAGGACAATCGTTTCCTAATATAGCAGATGAGTTTTTTCCTTTTTGTTTTCCTTGGATTGCAGAAGATCCTACCTATAATCCTTTTAGTAATGTAGAGTTTAGAAAATACTATAAGCCTTTAAGAGGTCTTCCTATTAGCCAAGAAGTATACAATCGTATACAATGTTACCCTGTTCACAAGGACATAAAAGATTATGAATAAAACAGCAATTGTAACTGGTTGCGCTGGATTTATTGGTAATAATTTACTATTAAAACTATTATCAGATGGTTGGTATGTTTATGGTATTGATAAAATAGATACTGTGTCAAGTACTGATGAATATGTATCTTATTATAATAATTATAAAAATCAATTTACTTTTATTGCAGAAGATGTGCTAAAACAAACTTGGCTTCCTACTGCTGATGTTATTTTTAATCTTGCAGCAGACAGTCATGTAGATAAAAGTATAATTGATTCTTCTTCTTTTGTTCGTAATAACATTGAAACAGTTAGACATTTGTTACAGTTAATTGAAAAAAGAGTAGCAATTAGTGTAGATCCTCCTTTATTTTTTCATTTTTCAACAGATGAAGTTTATGGAGATTTAGAAGTAGGTAGTTTTAACGAAAGCTCTCCTTTAAACCCAAGTAATCCTTACTCAGCAGCAAAAGCAGGAGCAGATTTATTACTAAGTTCTTGGGCTAGAACATATGGACTTAATTACATTATTGTTCGTCCATCTAATAATTTTGGAGATTTTCAATATCACGAAAAATTAATTCCACTTGCTGTAAAAAAACTTCAGGCAAATAAAAAAATTCATTTGCACAATAGAGGAAAACCAGTTAGAACGTGGACTCACGTAAAAGATACTATTGATGCCGTTCTTTTACTGTACGAAAAAGGAGAAAGAAATCGTATTTATAATATTTCTTCTGGATTCGAGCAACCAAATTTAGAAACAGCTAAGAAAGTTATTAATTGTTTTTATATGGGAAAACCAAATGTTAATGTTCCAGATTTTCAAACTCATTTAGATTTTTCTTATGAAAGACCTGGGCAAGATGTGAGATATGCAATAAATTGTATGCCTTTAAACGAACTTGGGTGGGAACCTAAAAAACATTTTGATACCTCTATTGCAAGTGTTGTAGATTTTTATAGAAATAGGTTTATTTGGTAATGACAAAAGTATTTATTACAGGAATAGGGGGTCTTTTAGGTAGCACTCTTGCAAGAAAATTAATTACTGCTGGAGGCTATGATATTCATGGCTGTGATACTTTTATTGGTGGAATTCCTGACAATGTACCTTCTTCAGTAACTTTACACGAATTTGATATTTTAGAATTTGATAAACTTAAAGAAGCTACAAAGGAAAGTGATTGTATTTTTCACACAGCAGCTCTTCCATATGAGGGGCTTTCAGTATTTTCTCCTAAAATTACAGTAGAATCAATTGTGTCTGGAACTGTTTCTGTTGCCTCTGCTTGTTTAGCTAATAATATTAGATTATTAATTAATTGTTCTTCTATGGCACGATATGGAGCACAAACACCTCCTTTTACAGAAGATATGCCTCGTGCACCAGAAGATCCATACGGTTTAGCTAAAGCACAAGCAGAAGAACACTTAGAACTTTTGCATAAACTACACGGATTAAATTTTGTCACAGTAGTGCCACATAATGTTATTGGTCAAGGACAGAGATACTTTGACCCGTTTAGAAATGTAGTAGGCATTATGATTAATCGAGTACTACAAGGAAAAGAAATTATAATTTACGGAGATGGAGAACAAAAACGTTCTTTTTCTAATGTAAGAGACTGTATTGACGCAGTTTATAAAATTATGATTTCTAAGAGAGATTTAGCAACGCAAGTATATAATATTGGTCCTGATGAAAATGAAATTAGTATCAAACAATTAGCTTATAAAATTGGTAATTTTTGCAATGTGTATCCAAAATTATTACATTTTCCTGATAGACCAGCAGAAGTAAAAAACGCTTTTTGTTCTAGTGATAAAATAAGAAAAGATTTTAATTACAATGCTGCTATATCTGTAGAAGACACTATTAAAGAAATGGTTAATTGGATTCGACCAAGAGTCCAACCTTTTGAGTATCATCTAGATCTTGAATTTACTAGAGAATACACACCTAAAACCTGGACAGAAAAGATTATTTAATGTCAGTAAAAATTATATGCCCTTATGTAAACGATATTGAAATTATAAACCACAAAAATCGTTTTTGGAACTTATCTGTTTATTATGAAAAAGATACTGCAATGATTGGTTCAGATATGATGTATCAAAAACTGTGGAATCAATTTCCAGAAGATGATATTTTTATCTTACATGCAGACATGTTTCCAGAAGAAACAGATGAATATAATAAATGGTTTGATAAACTACTTGAATATGTAGAAAAGTATCCTGAAGCAGGTATGTTTGGTTGTTTACTATTATATCCAGCAAAAGACAAAAATGGAAATTTTTTCGTACAATGTGCAGGTGGACGATTTACTAATGACATCCCAGATCATTTTGGAAGCGGACTATATCTAGAAACAGGCGGAACTTTTAAAGAAACGTTAGAAACAGACATTGGTCAATATAACAAAGTTCGTAGTGTTGCTTGGACAACTTTCGGAGGATTATATATTAGAAGAGAAGTTCTTAATAAGATTGGCAATTTTGATCCTAGATATGAATGGACCTATAATAGAGACGTAGATTATTGTTTAAGAACAAGAGAAGCAGGATTTAAAATTTATCAAATTCCCGTTCGATTATTTCATCACGAAAGTCGGGATAATAAAATAATTAAAAACAATAATAATAATTTACTAAAAGCAGAAATGCGTAATCTAGAAACACTTAAAAATTTATGGAGTAATAGTAAGTTTTACAAAACACTTGACGAGGTAGTTTCTAATGAGTAAAATGTACATAACAAAAGAACAATTAAAGGAAATGTTTATGGATAGAAAAAGAAATTTTACAGGACCTTTTACTTATTTATATATTTTTTTAATATTATTAATATGTTTTATTCCTGTATTTGCTATTATATTATTAATTAGCTTTCTTGCTATTTGTTATATACCTTTTTATGTTTTAGATGAATATGTTATTAGGAGACTATTAAATGCAAAAAATTAGTGAAGCTTTTGTAAAAGCTAGTTTAGAGTTAGCAGACGGAGAAAAAGGAAAACTTACAGATGTAGAAAGACAACTTTATGGTCAAGCATCTATTAAGTTAAAAACTTTTTTAAATAATGTTTGTTCTAAAGACAATACAAGATATTTAGAGCTTGGAGTATATAGAGGATCAACTCTTATGAGCGCTGCTTATGGTAATAAAACTTTAACGGCTCTTGGTGTAGAAAACTTTAAGTACGACAAAACAGAACCTAAAAAATGGGCAGACGAGGGTTGGCCCAATATGAAGTCTAATTTATACGATACACTAACTAAATACTCTTTTGACGATAGTGTTGATATGTCTAAGATAAAAATTATTGAAAGTGATTTTCAGGAAATATCTTGGGGCTCACAAGCAAAATTTGATGTAATTTACTTTGATATTGAACCTGTAACAGAAGAAATTTATGATGAATTTTTTAAAAAAGTATTTCAAGCTTTTTCTAGACAGTGTATTGTTATTTTTTCTCAATACTCAAAAGATGATAAAGCTACTATGTTAGAATCAAAAATTGAACAATATAGTGATAGATTGGTAACAGAATTTAAGTTCCAAAGAGTATCTAGCGGAACAGCAGATGCATTTGGTTATCATAGCGGAATCGCTGTGTATGGTTTTAGAAAGAAAGCATTTGCAAAAAATGACGAATCGTAGTAAAAATAGTATTATAAGTTTAATTTCTTATGATGCAGATTATTTACCTAAAAGTATTGAAAAATACTATGAATATGTTGATGAAATTATTTTAGGGCTAGACAAAGATAGAATTTCTTGGAGTAATAACTCTTTTTCTTTTAATGAAAATAAACTTTGGAAAGAACTTGACGCATTAGATGGAGATTCTAAAATTTCTATTATCGAAGAAGACTTTCATAAAAGCGAAGTAGCTATTGAAAATGATAATTATGAAAGAAATTTTTTAAAAGAACAATGCTCTAATAATATAATTATTAGTATTGATGCTGACGAACAATTACTACAAGCTAAAGACTTTTTTTACAATTTTCTTCCTTTAACCTATTCTTACATAGAAAAATATGATATTTGTATGAATTGGGCTACTCCTTACAAACAAATTGAAGATATGACTCTTGTTATTGCTGAAGATGATGATTCTCCTTTGCTTGCAGAAAATCAAAGTTTTATTACAAATAAAAACGCAACTTTTACTTATGCTCGCTGGACTAATAAAAGTGCGGGCGGACTAAATAGACTTTTAAGTCCTGCTATTATGCTTCATTATTCTTTATGTAGAGAAAAGGAAGCATTACATACTAAAATTAATAACATCGGGCATTCTGATATTGTAAATGAAGATCCATTTTACGAAATTTGGTCACAGGTAACTATGGATAATTATCACGAACTAAGAAATTTTAAAACATCAGGGCTTGGAGGAGTTCAGTGGCCTAAACTACGCGCAGTACCAACCGCAGAACTTGAAGCTTATTACTCTAGCTATTTTGATAAGGTATACTAATGAAAGTAGAATTAGTTGGAAAGTTTTTTGATAATCACTCTTTGAGTATTATTAATAGAAACTTAGTAAAATATTTAAAAGATAAGTGTGATTTATTAGTTACACCTTTAGATTCTGTAACTACCGAATTTGGAGTAGATATAGATACAGTAAAAACGCTAAAAGACCTATCAAATAAAAATGCGATTCCTGATATTCAAATTAGGCATACATACCCTCCAATTTGGAATTGGCCTACTAACTCAGATACAAAAGTGGTATTTATTCAACCTTGGGAATACACAAAAGTTCCTTTTGAGTGGCAATACAAGTTTGAAACTTTTGCAGATGCTTTATGCGTTCCAAGTAACTTTGAGAGAGATATATTTTTAAAAGGAGGTATTAATCCTGATAAAATATTTACTGTACCTAATGGATACGATGATAATGTATACAACAAAAAACCTGTAAAACCTTATAAAAATATTGATTCTAGTAAGTTTAACTTTGTATTTATCGGTAATGGACAATGGCGAAAAGGTGTTGATATTTTACTAAATCAGTGGAAAGATGCTTTTACTGCTTCTGATAATTGCAGACTAATCATTAAAGATAACTCTGCTATTTATGGACATAATAACTTATTAAATGAAGTTATTAAGATGCAGTATAAAACAGGCTGTGCTCCTATTGTGTATATTGATGAGCAACTAACTGATGAAGAAATGGCTGCTATTTATAAAAATTCAAAAGTACTGGTGCATCCTTATAGAGCAGAAGGGTTTGGTATGCATATCCAAGAAGCCTATGCTTGTGGTTGTCTTCCAATTCTTCCAGATTTTGGCCCTCATCAAGATTTTATCCCAGAAGATCATTACCTAAAGATTCCAACTGAACAAAAGATGTTTAATATTTGTGATCCGTCTATATTTGCTACAAAGCCAGGAGATGCTACTACCTTAATGAGCACTCATTCTTTCTATAGAGAACCTATTGGACAAACACTCCAAAATGCATTAAAATATATTTATTTCCATCATAATAAAAAAGAATGGTATAATAAAATTAATGCAGCTGTTCCAGAAAATAATTGGAATCATGTAGTAAATAAATATTGGGAGGTACTTGAAAATGTCGCAAACAGACAAGGAACTCAGCGAGCTAGACAATAAAATTTTAAGAGATTTTCATTTTAACGCTCCACAAATTAACAATGAAGTACAAGGAACGCTACCTACAATTACAAATAAAGCAAAAATATTTATTGAATCTAATTTAACTCCTGGTTCTTTTTTTCGATTTGGAATTGCTGGTGGAGGATGCTCTGGGTTTAATTATCTACTAGATGAAGATACAGAACAATCAGAAGATGATATTGTTTTTTGTGATTTACCTAAAGCTGTTGTAGATAGAGAAAGTTTAAAATATTTATACGGTTCTATAATTGAATTAGAAGAACAAGGATTCGGAAAAAATTTAGTTATAGAAAATCCCGGAGCAAAAAGCTCTTGCGGTTGTGGAAGTAGTTTTAATTTTGATTTTGACTTGTTAAATGACTAATTATAATTGGATTATAAATGAAAGTAAACTTCCTTGGTTAAAACTAGACATTGAGTTTCCGTATGAAAAAATGTTGGAAGAAGCTAAAGCACTTAAACCTAATTTTGTTAAACACCGTGCAGAAGATCAAATATCTGGATACGGACACAAAGGCTGGTCTAGTTTATGTATTCATGGTATCTCCCCTAGTCATACTAATCATTTTGAGTCTTATGGATACAAATCCAATGATGAAACTCCCTACAGATGGACTGATATATCATCTAAATGTTGCGAGACTACTAAATGGTTAACAGAAGTATATCCTTGTGATACGTATTATCGTGTACGTTTTATGTTATTAGAGCCTGGCGGTTTTATAGCTCCGCACAACGACATGAATAAGCATAGATTATCTCCTGTAAACATAGCTTTAAATCACCCAAAAGGGTGTATAATGAAAATGGCACACTACGGAACAGTTCCGTTTAATGAAGGTGAAGCATATCTTCTTGACGTAGGTAATATTCATGCGTATTATAATAAAAGTAATGAAGATAGATATCATATAATAATACATGGAAATTATAAATCTAACAAACAATGGAAAAAATTAGTTGAAAACAGCTACAAGAAAAATGGGATTAAATAAAAACTATATTGTTGGATTATACGATGATAGTGATAGTATACCAAATCCTAACGCAGCACAAAGATCAAAAGAATTAACAGAATTTTTTACCAGATTTAAGTATTTTGGTCCTATAGTTTACGGGAAAACTGTTAATGAAGTACTAGATAAAGCATTAACTTACGAAGTTGATTATTGTATTGTTCAATGTGTTGGTCATATTATAAAAGAGTATGAGTTTTTTAGGCTTCTAGAGTCTTGGATGAATAAATATAATTTTTTTATTACAGGACATATAATGGATAAACAAAGTAAAAACTCGGCTCATCCAAAAGGAAATGGGTATTATGGGTTACATAAGCAATGTTTGTTAGTTAATCTAAATTATTATAAAAAATTTGATCGCCCTGTTTATGGGAAAAAAGAAGATTCTGAAGAAACAATTGTTACAAAAGCTATTAGGCATGTAAGAGATATACATGATGACTATACTCCACTAGCTCTAAAACCAACAGAAGAAACTGTTGTATGTACACCTTTAGTAGATGGCTGGAATTTTATTAATAAAAGTTTAGAAAATGGTTTGCTTGTTTACAACTTTTTACCAAAAATTAGAGAAACAAAACAATATGTATATCCTAATAAAAGTGCGGAAGAACTAAATAAACAGCTTTCTTGGATTAGAGAAATAGTAGATTATGCCCCTACTTGTGTGTTTTTCTGGAATACAGAGGGGTATTCGGATGTAAAATACGTAAAACTACAAAAACCAATAGATAAGCTATACTCCGTAGCTGCTGCTTTTAAACCTAATTTTTTACTTAATGTTTTTGGATTTCATGAAAATACTGAAGTTATCTATTATGATTATAGTAAACAAGCTCTTGCCTTTAAAAAATTATTACTTCAACACTGGGATGGAGAAAACTACCCAGAGTTTCTAAATTGGGCTAAAAATAAGTGGGCTATTAATGAAACAGCAGGTCAATCAACTGAAAATGAAACTTATCAAGATTTATGGCAAAACGAAATAAAATGGTGGAAGTCAGAACAAAATATTAAAGAACACTGGCAAGCATATAAAAAATTAAAACATACATTTATACATACCGACATTTGTAAAACACCTGAAAAAATAACTTCTCAAATTACGGGAAAAGATACAGAATTAATATGGTGGAGTAATGTATTTCATACAGTAAATGCTCATTATGTTAGGGGTTTACAAGGGGTAAAAAATTGCTATAATGAATGGTTAACACAAGTAAATAATAAAAACCCAAATATTTATATTATGGGAAAAGATTATTTAAATCGTCCTGTTGAGGGAGGGACTTTAAAGGAGTATATAGATGAACAAAGACCTTTTGAAAACATTTAAGTCAGAAGAGGATTTAAGACACTATTTAAAAGTAAATGGAATGAGTGGAAAAGCCTTAGATAAGTGGGTTAATGAGTGGAAAAACCCCTCTCCTAAAGATTTTAGTACAAAAACTGTTAAAACAACTATGATCAGTACAAGTGAAGATGAAACTGTGGAAAGCAAAAACGAGAATTAAAGGAGATTTTTCTTTTGTTAATTCTTTAATATATCGCGATCATACAGATTATGATTTAAAAGGTGTTGTCGATGCTATTTCTGTAAAAAGTGCTACAGGAAGTGTCTATGATTTTTATAGGGATAGTCTTTTAGAAAACCCAATAAATTTTAAATATACAAAATTGTATCATCAATTTAAGGTTAAAAAACTTATAGATTCTTTTGAATTAGAAAAAACTAGAATCAGAATACATCGACAACTTCCTACTTATCAAACAAAATTACATGTAGACGAGCAAAATACTAAAGTTAAAACTAAAGAAGACGTTAGGCTTAGAATCTTTACTGCTTTAACTTCTTCTAAAGATTTCATATATGAATTTAAATCTGGAAAAGATTATTGCATACATAGTTTAAAACAGGGAGAGAGTCTTGTTTTTGACCCAGATGAAGTAGAGCACGGAACAAAAAATCTATCAGAAACAGAAATTAGATATTCTTTAGTACAGATAGTAAAACCAAATGATTGGTTAAAATCATTTATAAATAATAAACAAGAAATTATATTGTGATATGAATATAGATTTTGGAACAGCTTTTCATAAACCAAATGGAAATGCAACAAAAGTAACTTTAAATGAATTTAGAGATATTTTATATCTACATATAAGAGAATATTCTATGGATGGAGATACTGGACACTGGTTTCCTACTAAAACAGGATATGCTTTTCCAGCTGACGAAATATCATCACTAATCTCTTTACTTGAAAAAGCAGAAGAGATTATTAATAATCGTTATAAACACTCCTATCAGTTAGAATTTAACTTTGGAGAAGAGTATGAGTATTAAAGCCTGGAGCAATGAACAGGAAGATGAATTAATTTTATTATATACTATTGAGGGTAAAAAAGATGTACATAATCTTGCCAACCACTTTGGAAAAGGGTATCGTAGTGTTATAAGTAAATTAGTTCAATTAAAAATTTACGAAAAACCAGAATTAGAAGAAGAGAATAAAGGTCAAACAGTAAAAGTTATGTTAAGAGATCTTGAAGAACTTTTAGAAATTCAAATTCAAGGTACAAACCTTAATAAAAAAGAAAATTTAAACGCATTACTTAACGCAGTAAAGGTAAAAATTAATAATGCCTAAGCATAATTATATGTATGGAAAAGAAGCGTTTGATTATGATAGAGAAAAAGAAGATTGGGATTCTTTTCTAGTAAGAAAAGAATCTGAAAGAAAAAGTATGAAAACCACTAATGAAGTTTATCCTGTCAGGGAAGACGTACCGGCTGATCTTTGGGGTAAACCCATAGCAAAATCAAAAGTGCAAGGTCCTATTGGAGCAGCCGCATTAAGCGAAAAATCTATCACACAGAGAGAACACTCAAGCACGGCAGATGCTGTAAATCACCCCCCACACTATAATAAAGGTATTGAAACTACAAAATACATAAAATCTTGGGATATGAATTGGAATCAAGCTAATGTAATTAAGTATGTTTCTCGTTACAATTTAAAAAATAAGCATGATGTAAATCTTCAAATACAAGATTTACAAAAAGCTCGTTGGTATTTAGAAGATTTAATTAAAGAGTTGGAAAAGCAAAATCCTTATTAGAGTGTTTATGTGCTCAAGATATAAGAGCTACAAAAGAGAAAATCATTGAAAAACAAACTTCTTATTAACTTTTGTGGAGATTCTTTTTGTAAAGATATTCAGGAACCTTCTTGGTGTAATTTAGTTGCCTCATCTTTAAATGCAAAAATAATAGGTACTGGTGAAGGAGGCACTGCTCACGAACACGCAATAAAAACTTTTAATGAAAAAGCAGATATAACTATATTTTGCTGGACTGAGTATAATAGAATATACCATAAAAAATATAGTTTTAACTTTGAAAGCGTCCAACATCATTTATTAGAAAATAAAGCAAAGTCTAACAGAGCGTTTTTAGCAGCTAATGCGTATTATCAATATTTACACGGTCAAAAACTTGCTATAGAAAGACAGATTAGAGATTTATTCTGGTTTGATCACTGCGTTTTAGAAAAAGTTAATAAAACATTTTTACATCTTTTTTGTTATGAAAATACCTATATTTTTAAAAACGGTATAAATACCCCTTTAATTCTTAAAAGAGACTTTGAAAGCACTGACAAAACAATTGATTCTCCTATTCATAATCACTTAAACATTAATGAAAATAAAAAACTAGCTGAACAGGTTTTACATTTTTTAAAAAATTCTTGCTAATGCCCTTCAAATCTGCTATTATTAAACTTCATTAAAGAGGGTTGATGATGAACTACACCGAGCTGAAGAACTTCGTTCTTGAACATTCCCACAAATATTATGATTTATCAGCGCCAAGCATCTCCGATGCTGAGTGGGATAAGGCTTATGACAAGCTTGAAGCAATGGAACAAGCGCAAGGATGGAAAGACTCGGATTCCCCTACTTTAAAAGTAGGCGGAGCTTCTGGTAAGATACGTCACCCGTATGCCCTTTATTCACTAAGAAAAGTATATGACAAAAGCGAAATTGAGGAGTGGATGGATGTTCGCACGCCAAAAATTGATGGAACTAATCTTACTCTTATTTACAAGCGTGGAAAACTCCATTTGGCGCTCACTCGCGGGAATGGAGATCGAGGCGATGATGTTACCGCGCTCGCACAAGAAATCAGCAACATTCCAAAGCGAATCTCTACCGACCATTTGCGCGTAGTTATCAATGGCGAATGTGTTACAAATAATAAGGTTGAAAACTTTCGCAATTATGTTAGCGGCGCGCTAGGGCTAAAATCTCCTAAAGAATTTCGTGAAAGATCTATTCAGTTTATTGCTCACGATATTCTATCTTGGAATATGAGCTATCTCAACAAGATAGAAATTCTTAAGAATATGAACTTTTTTACAGTATTAGATGACGAAGCGTGGGAATATCCTTGTGATGGCGTTGTCTATCGTTGTAACGATTGGCATCGTTGTAATGATTTAGGATATACTTCTAAATATCCTCGTTTTGCAGTAGCGCTTAAAACTCGGGAAATTCAAACAGCGATTACCACGCTACAAGAAGTTATTTGGACAGTTGGAAGAACCGGAACAGTTAATCCAACAGGAGTAGTCTCTCCTGTTATTCTTGACGACGCTACTATTTCTCGCGTCACACTACACAATATTGAACAGATTGAAATGCACAATCTTGGGCTAGGAGACAGTATTGAGATTGAGCGGGCGGGTGGAGTTATTCCTAAATTTCTTCGCGTGATTGAGCACTCTGCACACAATCTAAAAATTAATCAACGACACGCAGAATTGGCTATTAAAGAAGCAGTAGTACGTCATGGTCCCCGACTCAGGGTAAAGTCAGGGCAAGGCTCATCACTAAAATTGCTTGAACATTTTATCGCAACTCTAAAAATTAAAGGGTTAGGTCCAGCATCTATCAAAAAGCTAGGACTAACCCATCCAATAGATCTATTTGAAGAACAACCGTGGCATAAACTTGGAGTAAACGGAGAAAAGATTGAAGAAGAGCTTGAACGAGCTAAGCTACAACCGTATTCTACAGTACTAGGCGCTCTAGGTATTCCAGGACTCGGAAGAACCGCTGCTAAACTAGTAGTGCAGCATATTCCCGAGTTTCGTTCTTTAAGAGATATTGACGTATTACCGATTAAGGGAATCGGACCTAAAACAATTGAATCAGTTTTAACCTGGCTAGATGATAACGAAGAATGGGTGATGCAACTCCCACTCCAACTAAAAGAAGAAATGTCAGTAACCGAAGTGTTACAAGACAACAAAAAAATCTGTATTACTGGTAAGATGGATATGACTCGTAATGAGTTAGCCGATCATCTTTATCAATATGGATTTAAGTTTACTTCATCAGTTACAAAAGATTGCTATGCTCTAATTGTATCGGATGATAACCAATCGTCAAAGTATAAAAAAGCACAACAGCTGGGAATAAAAATTGTCAACTACTGGCAAAATAAAAGTGCTGTACTAAATGGCGATTTTTAATAGATTTTTTATAGAAGCAAAAACGTAAATACATTCATTTTAATCTTGCTTCTAATTAAAAAATCTCTTATAATCTAAACATAGTCAAGAAGACAACAACTTCTTGAATATCAACTTTAAATCTTAACTTTGTAATGAGGGAATATAAATGAGTAAGTTTGAATACACAGAAGATATGGAAGCTCGTATGCATGATGTATGTGCTTCAGGCGTCACGGAAGAAATTGTCGAAGAGCTAATGAGCGAGTTCGATTTTCCACGGCGCTCGGTTACTGCTAAGCTACGTAAGCTTGGCTTTGATGTTCCTAAGAAGCCTGGCGCTGCCCCAGTCTTCTCACAGGAAGAGACTGACGCTCTTGCAGACTATCTACAAGCCAATTCTGGCACGATGACTGCTGAAGAGATTGCTGCTGACTTTGCCGACGGTAAGTTTACAGCTCGTCAGATCAACGGTAAGGCTCTTTCCATGGAAATGACTTCACATGTAAAGCCTGCCGAGAAGAAGGTTACTCCACGTACCTACACCGCTGAAGAAGAGGCTCAGATTGAGTCACTTGTCGACGAAGGTGCTTTCCTGGAGGATATTGCTGAGAAGGTTGGTAAGCCAGTTAACTCAGTTCGCGGTAAGCTTCTTTCTATGGGCCGTCTACAAGACGTTCAACAGAAGAACAAGAAGTCCGCAAAGACAGATCCTTATGAGGGGATTGAGGATCTACTAGACCAAACTGTTGAAGAGCTTGCAGAGCACTTTGACAAGACAGTTCGCGGTGTTAAGACCGTTCTAACTCGTCGTGGTCTTTCTTGTGCTGACTACACACCAAAGTCAGTGGCTGAGTAATCTCAGACCTTCTTAACTAACTGGGGGACAATAGTGCGCTATTGTCCCCCTATTGGTATTTAAATGGAATCTCTTAATCTATCAGAACTAGAAGATGAAACAATAGATTATATACTAGGACTATCTCCTCCCGCCAGAGCCGCTTACTTTGCAAGTTTAGTAAAATCTTTTTATCCTAAAGTAGAAATACAGTCAATAGAATGGCAGCATCTTATGGAAGCATATGCTGCTTCTTGGTATGCCGAAAAGATATATCGTTATAATCGGTTTTTTAATGAATCTTTTACTGCTGTTTATACAGAAACAGGACTAATTA